TCGCACCCAACGCCGGGGCGGCCATCGCCCTGCCGAGGTTTCTGAACGCCGCTCCGAGCGAACCGGCTGTCTTCTCGCTGCTGGAGGCGAGATTGTCCTGCGCGTCCTTGAGCGCCTTCTGCGCATCCTTCAACCGGTTCTCGGCCTGCGTCGCCCGGTCGGTCATGGTGGACAGCTTCAATCGAGCCTGTTCGAGCCTGATGGTCGCGGCCTCGGCCTGCGTGCTGCCCTCGCCATGCTTGGCGACGGCATTGGCGACGCTTTCTTCGGCGGCACGCACCTGATTCGCCGCCGCCTTCTGCTGGAGCATGGCCTGACGGTATGCGGCCGTGGATTTCGCCACGTCACGCTCGTAGGATTTCAGCACGTCCGCACTGAAATCGTTCGCCGACTGTTTGAAACCGTTTTTGAACGCGCGTCCGAACAGTCCACCGCTTTTGCCGCCGTTCATGCTTGAATCGAAGGTCTTCGACGCGGCCTTGCCGCTCGCGCCGACCTCCTTGTTGACCGCGCTGCGGAAACCCTTCATCGAGGGGAACACGCTGATGTGCGCGGAACCAAGTTCGCTGCCGAACGCCATGCGGCACCTCCACTATTCAGTTTTGTCCAAATCAGTCCTCGTAGAGCGTCTGGAATACCGGGCTCATGCCCTTGGTCTGTTCGCGCAGCCGTGCGCGTTCGGCCTTTTCCCTATCCGCCCGCAATCGTTTCGCGAGCGAATCGAAAGGCTTCGGATACTCGTCGCTGCCAAGCGCGTAGACGACCGGTATCTCACCCCACCGGGCCGGATAATCCAAGCCGTTGAATTCCGCGCCCGTATAGGTCGACGGATCGCCGATAATCTGCTCGAGGAACGCTATCGCGTCGCCGTAGCGGAGCCTGCCGCCAAGATCGGCCTGCAGACTCCACCCATGCGTCGTGAAATCGGCTCGGATCACGCTCCCGTGGTCGGCGAGCTGGCGGGAGAACCATTGGATTTTCCCAGTGAGGCACCCTGCGTGCGCACCACCGCGTCGCCATAGTCGGACAGGAGGTTGAACACGACCTGCACCGGTTCGCCGTTCAACGCTTTCGCCTGTTTGTCGCCTGCAAAGGCGCTCAGAATGCGTTTGAGCTGTTCCACGCTCTCCGTATCATCGGACGTGTTCGACAGTCTGGTGAAATCGTCGATGCTCATCGACAATGGGAGCTTGTACGTGCGACCGCCGGGCACGAGCGCCCAATACACATCGCCCTTGATGATGTGGCGCACCTTGTAGTTTTGCGCGATGGAGGCGAACGCCTCCTCGTCGTTTTTTTCCGTCCACTGGTCGAAATCCTCGATGGTCGGTTTGAAGTCGGTGGAAGTGGAAGTCATTGTCTTGTCCTATCTGCTTTTCGCCTGCCTGCCGTGGAAAAGAAGATTCCCGGACCGCGCAGACAGGCGAGATGGGCGGTCCGGGAAGATTTTCGTCCGCCGGTCAGGCGGCGCGTGCGGTGACGGTGACTGTCAGATCGGATGAGGTCACGCCGCCATAGGTGGCGTTGATTCTCGCGCTTCCGGCCTTGACGGCGGTGAGCGTGCCGCCATCGACGTTCGCCACGCCGGCATCCTTGGATGTGAACGTGGCCTGTCCGGTCACGTCCACGGTGGTCTTGTCCACATGTGTGGCGACGGCCTTGAGCGCGAGCTTCGCGCCTTGGACGACCGACGGCCTCGTATTGCCGTCAGCCGAGGTCACGGCCACCGCCGTCACGCTTTTGGGTCGTACCAGCTTTCGATCCAGCGGGTGTTCGGATGCTCCGCATCCACATACAGCGGATCCTTCATCCATTCGACGGTGAGCGCGCGGCCTGTGACCGAGCCACGCTCCTGCTGGTCAGGTTCGTTGCCGGTGACCTGCATGACGCCGGCACGACGGTGCACGCGCCCGGTGTCGAAAGTCTCCTCCTCGTACACCATCCATTTCGCATCCTGGATGATGTCGGCCACGTGGTAGACGCCCTGGGTGTCCGGCTCGCCGATGGTGATCTTGCGGGTCAGCGCGTTGTTTTCGGCCGGGCTGAAAGTCTGCGTGAGGCTGGTCGCCAGCGGCAGCTTCTTGTACCCGTCCTGCAAAAACTCGATGGGGTCGTCGCCGTCGCGCGAATCCTGGTTGCCGCCGTCGGACTTGACGAGTCCGATGCATGCGGTCGACCGATTGTAGGCGGCCGGAAGTTCCGGCGTCGCCTTGCTGGGTGCGATCATCTCCGGCGTGATTTTGTTTTGGGTGGAGTACGGGACGATCATGATGGCTGCGGTGACGAGCGCCTCCACCTGTCCCAGATCCATGCCCTGACTGTCTTTGGCCATGGCGTTTCCTTCCTTATGGTTGTCTGATTCCGGCCGTCGAATATTCGACGGTCATGTAGTAGCGGCACCATGCCGCGTCCTCGCCGACCGGGTACGGGCCGTTGCAGCCGTCAGGCACGACGGCGCAGATGCGGCTGCCTTCGGCGAATCCGATGAGGATGCCGGGCTCGCCGGTCAGCACGCCGTACACGCGGGCCGCCAGATCGCGGCATGGTTTCGTGTCGTTGCGTGTCCATCCGAGCACGTTGACGCCTATCGACCTGTCGAACGTCACGCGGTCGGCGGATTGCGTGCCGCCGTCGTCACGCACGACCACGAGCGGATAGGAGCCGTCGTAATCGTCCGGGATGCGGTTTCCGACCTGCAGGCCTGCGACGTCCGTGATGTTGGAGCGCAGCCAGCCGGTGAGGAACAGTTCGAGGTCGGGTGGGATGACGCTTGCCATCAGACCCTCGCCTTCTTCAGCGCTTTGGCCAGATTGCCGGTCTGCGCCTCCACGAGCAGGGTCTTCGGGTCGTGTCCGACGACCATGACGGTCGTTCGGTGCTCCCTTTTGACCTCCTCGATTCCAAGTCCGTCGCGGTATGCGCCGGTTTCGACCGGAGCGGACGCCTTCGCGTAGGCGAGTGCCCTGTTCGCGGCCAGCGTGGTGAGCGACTTGACTCCGGCGCTATTGAGAATCTCGTCGAAGAATTTCTGGTTGAAGTTGACCGATATCCTGCTTTTCGCCATTTGTTCAGCCCTTTCTTTCCGTCAGACGGCATTCCAAGGTCGGACGCCAGCCGGTGAATGCGTTCGCGTCCTTCGAGGGGAATCCGTCGACTTCCCACAAGCGTCCGTCGTCGGGGTCTGCGCGGATCCGGTCGCCGATTTTCACGTCGGCTGTCGGATCCGGGATGGTGAGGTACGCCGTTGATTCGGTTTGTGTGTCGAGCGTGTCCGGCGTGCGCGTGCTGGAGCTGGATGAGAGGGCGCCCATGATGGTGAGCTCGTCCGGAGGCACGCTCCAGTCTGGCTCGTTCTGCGCCGGATTGTACGGGTTGGTCTTGCGTTTGGCGCGCAGTCGTATGAATCGCGTGGCACCAGCCATGGCGAAAACGCCGCCACCGGCATTCAGATCGTCAAGCAGGCTCATGGCAAGCCTCCAAGCCGGTAGGGTTTGAGCTTGTCCTTCTCCTCCTGCATGAGCGACACCACGTCGAAACTCGCGCTGCTGCCGTTTGTGGCCTGCGAGGTGACGAGCCCGACCGGACTCATGCCCGCTCGCTTAGCGGCATTGATGAGCACCTGCTGCACGTCCGGCGCGTCATCGTATCCGGCACGGATCGAATAATGGACGGCCGCAACGCCGACCGGGAAGCCACCGGAGAGCGACTCCACGAGACCTGTCTCCGGGTCATAGGCGTAAGCCAGCTTGTTGCCGTCGCGGTCTGTCAATGATTCGATGCTCGTCACATGACGTGCCGGCAGCCGAATCACCGTGCCGCCACGCGAGTTGATGACGCCGGACAATGCCGCGTTCGGCATGACATGCCAACCGCATTCGCGGCGGATGGCCGACTGCGCGGCCCTGAGCCGAAACTGCGCGTCATCCTCGAAAGCCGAAGGGTCGGCAATCATGTCGGGAACCACATTCGCGTCAATCATGCCGACCCCCAGACTCACTCGACCTTGGCCGCGACCTTGGCCGCGGCCTTGCCGAGCGTCACCTTGACGAAAGCCTTCGGATACTTGACCTGCAGGGCAAGACGCTCCTTCACGCGGAACGTGATCTTGTCGTTGGTGAAGTCGTTCTCATGGCTGTTGGTGGATTCGACGGTCAGACCGCCCTTGCGGTAGATGGTTGCGCCGGCCTTGAACGCGCCGACGAGCACGGTTCCCTTGGTCATCGCCTCGGTCACGACGGTGCGCAGACCCCACAACGGCGGGTTCTGCATGATGCCGCCATTGCCGTACTGTCCGGCGAAGAAACCACCGCCGAAGTACTGGCCGTTCGCATCCTTGGACAGGCGGATCGCCTGATAGTCCGCAGGATTGATGACCACCGCATCGGCGGAGAAGCCTGTCGCGGTGGCGATATCCGTGGTGGCCGCGAAGATACGGTCGGGGTCGGAATCGTTGGCCTGCGCCTTGGTCTGGATTTCACGGTTAAGAATGCCATTGAGATTCGGGTCGGTGCCATTGCCGGACAGGAGCTGGATCTCCTCCTGCAGCTTGAGGTTGTACTGGGCGTGCTGGTTGATTTCGGATACGACGAAAGGCAGGTCTTCGGCCATGTCGTCGGTGATCTTCCACCATGCGGCGACCTCGTGCAGGGTGTCGGAGGTCCAAGTGGGTTCGGGCATGTGGATCTGCGGCTTCTGACCGCCCTCGGCAACGGTGGTCGCGTTACCTTCGAGGGAACCGTACACCGGATATTTGATGGTGGTGCCGCTCATGGTGCCGGACGCGAAAAGGTCGGCGATGACGAGCGGACGCTCATACGGCCAGACCCCGTTCCGGTCGGTGTCGGTGAGGAACGGAGCGTAGCCCGACCCGCCGGATGCATGGGTGTCGGTGTTGGCCTTGTATTCGGGAGTAGTGAACATGCCTCCCTTGGTGGCGAGCACGCTCAAACCCTTCTCCTGCAAGGACTTGACGTAGAAGTCGCCGAGGGTCTTCGCCTCGACGGTCTTGTGCTCGGTCTTGGACGTGCCGGCGAGCTTGTCGAGTCCTTCGCCGACCTCCTTGAACAGGTCGATGCGCTCCTGCAGCTTCTTCGCCTCGGCGTAATGCTGCTTGAGTTCCTCCTGCTCGTTTTCGGTGATGTTATCCATTCCCTTGGCGAGGATGGCCTGTGCCGCCTTCTTCTCGGCGGCGAGATTGTCCATGAGGTTCATGGCGCTCCTTTCGGTTAATTTTGCAGCGAGAAGAAGTCGCTGATGGTCTTGTATTCCTCAGCCCACTGCGGGTCAAAGCTTTTCTGGTCTTTCCTCTTCGAATCGTCCGAATCATCGGTGGAAGTGTCTGTGGGATCGGAGTCATCCGTGTCACCGTCCGGCTTCTTGTCGGCGGAATCGATGCCGTCCAAGACCTCGTGCAGACTGTCCAACGCGGCACGAAGCTTGCTCTCGTTGGACGCGCTGATCGCTCGTCCGCTCTTCACCTCAAGCACCTCCGCGCCCTGATTCGCGGCCACCTGCACAAGCGAAATCTCGAACAGTTTCAACTGGCGAATCTCCCGGTAGCCATCCCACGAGCTCTTGCCGTCCTGCACGAACGCGGTCTCCTCGGCGAGGAAGCCGATGCTCATCTGATGGATGAGTCCACGCTGCAGAAGCTCATACGCGCGCTTTCCTTCCGGCAGGTCAAGGTCAAGGCGGGCCGTGACCAGCAGGCCATGCTCGTCCTCCACCGCGCTCAACGTCTCGCCGATGATGTCGGTCGGCTTATCGTCCTTGTGCTGCCAGTGAATCGGGATGCCCGCGCCGGAACCTTGGAAATCGTTCTGCAAAGTATCGGCGAAAGCGCCCTTGACGATCACGTCATCGTACAAATCCTTGTCCCACGTCGAGGCGTAGCCGCTGAACACGCCCTCGCCTTGACTGTCATCAAGGGATTTCAGCTCGAAGCCCTTGAAATCAAGCCTCATGATGTCTCCTCCTTGGTAAGCGCGTCCCACTCGGCGTGGAACTGCGCGTCATACCGGTAAAGCCGTTTGAATTCGGCGAGCATCGCCTTAGCGTCCTCGCCGTTGACCGGATTGTTCTCCTGCGCATTCTGCGTCCTGCCGCCGTCCTGCGGACTGGGCTGTCCGCCCTCGCTCACGTTCAACGGCGTTATGAGCTGGTCGCCGCCCGGCACGCGAGGCATATCAAGAATCTGACGTGCCTGATTCGTCGTCATGAACGGCCTGCCGGTAGCAGTGCTGAGCGCCTGATACTGCTCGGACGTGGTGCCGCGCAGTTTCGCGTCCACGTTCGCCCTGATGTAGCAGTCCGGCTCGCCCACAGCCTCCGGAAGGCTGAGATTCAAGGCTTCCTCAAGAGCGACGATGTACGGCATGAGCTCCACGTTCCAGAGCTTCTCCTTGTAGGCGCTGATATTGGAATTCGTGCCGGTTCGGAAGCCGATGTTCTCCGGCGAGATTTGGAAGGCGTTGCATACGGCGATGTTGATCCGGTCGCGCGCCTCTAAATCGTTCACGTCAACCGGCTTGAAGACATTGTCCAACGGGCGCATCTCCATGCCGTCCTTCAGGACAGGCCAGCCACCCTCACGGCCACCATTCTGGATGAAATTACGCAATCCGTTCGTGAAATCGTCGTAATCCTCCTGCGACAGCCACGGCATCTCCTTCGGACGGTAGACGTAGCCTCCGGCCTGCATGCCGTTCTTGGCGATGCCACGCCGGTAGGACGCCATGGCCTTCGCCTCGGCCAATAATGGCCGGAGCACGTTGGTCACGCTGTCACCGAACTGGAGGCCGGAAATAAAGCCGACATCCAAATGCACGCGAGGATCCGGCAAGTCGAAATGCATGGCCTGCTGGCTGTCCATCGTCAGCAGATTCACGCCGGTTATCTCACCGAAAGCGTTACCCGACAGTTGATAGCAGTCAGAGGGGATGCGCCTGAGTGTGAAACGACCACCGTTCACGCCCAGGAGCATGAGCCACCGGTCATCGAGCAGCATGTCACGGAGCAGCACGCTGATGAACCGGTAGCGGGTCATTCCAGGAAGAGGAGAAGGACGCTTCATCAGGTCGGCCAATGCGCCACTGGTGACCTCCTCGGAGTCACCATCGGCGTTCTTCTGATACACCTTGAATGGCAGCGAGGCTATATTGCGGGTGATGAAGTCCACCACGACACGCACCGCATACTCCCTGCAGTAGGCGCCGGAAGCGTACCCGTAGAAGTCCATGTCAGATGGCCAGCTATCGCCGTTGGCGAGCGGGATGCTGGTCGCCGGCATCGGGCGCTCGTCGGCTTCGGCCATTTTCATGCCGACGGTTGCGGCGTTATTGTGGAGGAGCCGGTCAAGGAATCCCATCAATACTCCCCTCTTTGTGAAGAATCTAGAATCTGACCCTTACGCCTTGCGAGGGCTCGTATTTCGGTTTAAGCGCTTCAACCTGCATGGTCTCCAAGGCGTATAGCGCCTGCGATTCGGCAACCAAGCCGGAAATCTGCAATGCTGATTTCGTCCTGTCCCACACCTCGACCTCGCCAAGACGCCGGGATACGGCCACGCTCACCTGCTGTTCGATGGCGGGCTGCGGAAGATGCCGCAGCTTCCCTTCACGCACACGGTCGTGGAAACGACCGCAGCAGGCGCCCAGCCGGAAGCCTTCGATGAGATGCACCGTCCACCCTTTTTCGGTCAAAGGGTCGATGAAGTCCACGGCAGGACAGCCTTTGCCCTGCACGGCGATCTCCGTGATATGCGGCCAACGCTCCTGGAGTAGGTCGAGATAATGCGGCACCCACAGCATGCCGTCACGGCGGGCGATCAGCTCCACATGGGGCAACCCGTCCGCACGCATTCCGGCAGCGGCCACATACGTGGTCTTACGGTCCGCGCTCGTGTCCACGGAAAGGACAACGCGATTACCGTCCGGTATCGTGGAACGCGAGTCGATGCCAGTGGCCCACATTTTCGGACTGATGAAAGGAATGATGTCAGCGGTCACCCACTGGCACAGGACTTCGGTGCGGAACGCGGCCTCGGTCATGCCGTCGATATCCGATCGGACGCTCATGACGGTCATCGGCCCGTAGCCGAGCGACGGGTTAGCCTGACGGATGGCGTCGGCATCATCCACCGGACACTTGTCAGGGGCGCTCCATTCGAAATATCCGAAGCTGCCGTCCTGCTCGCCGGACAGGAACACGTCGGCCGGATTGCCGCCGTCGGCGCTCAGACGCGCCCACTCGTCAACAAGCTTACGGCCCTTATCCACCTGCTTGCGCAGCGCGACGGAACGATAGTCGCCAGCATTGGAAATGCCCCACAACTGGCTCGACCAGACTGCCTTCGTGGTCTGACTCACGGCATTCCAGCCATCGTCATTATGCTGTTCACGAAGCTCGTCGAACACGACACGGGCAGCGCTCTTCGCTCGAATGTTCTTGTCCGCGCGGACGATATACCGGGCCTTCGAGCGGGTGATGATCGCTTCCTCGCCGTTGGTGTTGACGAATTTCTGCGTCATCGCGGCGAGATCCGGAATCACCAGATCCGCTTCCTCATCGGTAGAAGGCTGAGGATTGCACCACTCCTTGACCTGATTGTACGGGCCCTTGGCATTGTCCAACGTCTGCGCGGCACCGACCACGAGAAACTTCACCGGCGGCACCCTGTCGGGATGCTTGTTTGAATCCACGAACAGCCACCACGCGGCAAGCACTCCCATCAGCGTGGTCTTGCCGTTCTGTCTGGCCACGAGCACGATGACCTTGCGGAAACGATAGCTGCCATCCTCAAGCAGTTCGAGCGCATGCACTAAAAGCCATTGCTGCCACGGATACAAATGCACATGCAGCATGATCTCCGCGAACGCTATCACGGCAAAACCATTGCTTGTCTTCTTCGTCAACGGCCTGAGCGGCGGCGTGAAGATACGCGGCAAGGTCACGCCATGCCTCTCATCGTCGATGGCACCGAAAACCGTAAGATTCTCAGCCGCCATCGCAACCTCCTCAGCCGAACCGCTTCATAAACTCGTCCATCGCGACAACCTTGCCGCTCTTCGACTCCTCGGCCTTCGGCTCAGGCTTCGCCTTCGCAGGCCGACCAACCTTGGCAGGCTCCACCAACGTCAAACCAAGCGACTGACAGTATTTCAAAAACGTCGGAACCGACACATTGTCAAGCTTCCCGTGCTCATCAATGAAACCAGTCTCGCAAATCGAATCAATCCGAGCGGCAAGGACACGCGCAGTAGCCACGACAGCCGCATTCTCAGCACGCAACGACTTCGCATTACGCAAAGACCTCTCCAACGCATCAGCCACGGACTCATGCGGAAAACGACGCTCGGAAACACCCTTCTTAACCGTCATAGAGCCTCCTTCGCGCGCGACCCATCAACAAAAAACATCATCGGGGAGAGGAAGAGCAACCACGCGCGCAGTAGGTCGGTGTTCGTCGGTTTTCAGGATTTCACCGCCCCTACCCCTTTTGGTGGTTGATGTTTTAGTTGCTTGTGTTGATCCATTGTCGGCTTAGTGTTCCGATTGGTGTTGGTGGGTCTTGGTTGCTTCTGAGTCGGTTGCAGCTGGTGTGGCTTGGCTTGAAGCCTGCCGGGTCGAACTGCAGCTCGGGATGCTTCGAGACTGGGTAGAGGTGATCGAGATTGAATGAATCATCGGTGGTGTTCTTCGTCGCCTCGTAGTCTATCGGCATTCCGCAGAGCCAGCAGACCGCATGGCTTGCCTTGCACTTTGTGAAGAATGCGGCTTTGTCTTTTTCGAATTGGCGTGTGGTCTTGCGGATTCTTGGCATGTGTCACCGCCTTGTGGTGCTTCGCGCCGGAGTCGGACCGGCTTTGGTGGAATGCGTTGTTGTCATCATGGTTATGTGTGCAGTATGGCGCCATGGTTGGTTTGGGGTCCGACCGTTGGTATTTGCGCTTTCCGCCTGCTCTGACCGTTGAGCTATCGAAGCTGGATATGAATAATGGTCCAACCATTTTCTGGCTGAACCATTCTACGAACATACGACAGTATAGCATTTCAACGGTGACAGTCAAGTAGTGCGGCCAGCTCGCCGAGGTTGAACGTGTACTGCCGCTTGTGTTCCGTCGGCGTGGCGTGCGACAGTTTGCCGCGTTTGAGCCATTGGCTGATGAGGTTGCGTGATACGGTCAAGCCGTATCGTTTCAGTTCTTTGGCCGCGTCGCTGGGTGTGCCGGTGATTCGCACTTGCCATAGTCTTTCGTCTCGGGCTGCTTTGATTGCTGGCGCAGCCCATTCCCCGTGGCAGCCTTGGCATGTGACCGATTCGGCTTCTGGCGTGCCGGTGAGGAGCGTGTGGCAGTTGGGGCAGGTGCCGATGATTATCAATTCGTCTTCCGGTGTCAACGCTTGTTCGTTGCGTCGGATGATGTGTTCCAGGGCGATGTAGTCGTCGGCTGCGGTGCTCATCGTCAATATGGTGTGTTTGTTGCTGATGATGGCGTACCATGCTTTCCGCCAATCGTATGCGGCGTATGCGGCGCGTATTTTGCCTGCCTGTTCGGCCAACCATGCCTCGCTGTCTGCGATGAGGTCCTGCGCATGGGTATCGATGGGCAGTGGCGCGGTGCCTTTGTTCGGCGTGTGTGCCGGGGTGCCGATGTGCGCCTGACGGAGCATGATGCTGCGCAGGGTCGGTAGCTGGATGTGTCCGAGCTGGTAAATCATGGCCCAGTAGTCGGCGGTGCATTTGGCGCAGAGCGTGCCGCTGGCGGGTTTGCCGCAGTGCTGGCAGTCGGTCAAAGTCGGGCCTCCTTGTCGTACTGGTGGATTATGGCGGCGACTTCGGCTTTCGGCACTTGCGGCACGAGCGGCGCGATTTCGTCGAGTGCATAGCCGGCCTGATGCCATTTGACGATCATGTCCATGAGGGTTTTCTTCACTTTCATTTCGTTTCCTTCCTTGTTCTGGTTGTGAATGCGGCCAGTCCGGTCTCGGCATTGAACACCTTGACCGGTTCGCCAGTTCTCAAGGACATGGCCTGCGCGTAGTCGCCGGCATCGTCGATGTTCTCGAACGTTCTGACGCCTTCCTGGGTGACGACGTTGTAGCTCATCTTGCCGGCTCCTTGTCCGCGCCGCTCACATGGCTCCAGTCGCATGACATGCCGCCCCTCTGGTAGCCCGCGTAGACGACGCAGACCACTTGCCTCGTGTCGGACAGTGTGACGATGCATTCCTTGATGCTGTCGCTGGACCTTTTGGAGCATGTGGTGCCGGTGGCGGCGATGGCGTGGGCCGGGGCCGACGTCTTGGACGCGCTTCCGCATCCCGCGAGCGCGAGGAGGAATACCGGCGTGAGCAGGAGCATGGTGATGGCGGTAGGGCCGATGCCGGCGGGCGCGAGTGGTTTGCGTTTCCTTCTCATTTCGAGTGTTTCCTTCCTTGTCTGGCGGTTGACGTTGTCACTCATTTTTGGAACTCCTTAACTGATCGTGAATATGATGATCGGGGCGACGCACAGGCAGACGGTCAATACGATGCCGAACGCGATTTCAAACGGGTTGTGTTTCATTCGATGGTCTCCTTGTATGGGTTTTCGCTTGTGTGTGGCGGAAAGTCGCATTCCTGGTCTTTCCAGCCTGCGGCGTAGCCTTCTCGCCATGCTTTGGCTAGTTCTTCGGGTGTTGGATGACTGGTGGTTCTGCTGTTCATTTCATTGCTCCTTGTTGAGTTGTTTCGCCATCTGGCAGGCTCGTTGGTCTGGCGTGGCGGTTTCCCTGTTTCGTCCGAGCGCTTGCAGCACGTGTTCGCACTGCCACGTGTGCACGTGTCGTTTCGACGGTGGTATGCCACTCATGTTGGCGCGGCGTTGGCACCAGCCTTTCCAGAGTCGTGTCCAGTCGTTGACGGAGCGTGTTTCGTCTTGGTGACGGTCTGCGAATGCGAGCCATGCGGATTCGAGGTCGAGGTTCGGATATTCCACGGCTAGCGTCTTGTCGGTTTCGCCGCACTCCCGCGATTCACCGAAATCCTTCACGCTTTCTTTGGAGAAAGAAGAAGAATATTCTTCTTTCTCTTTCTTATCGGGTACGGGTACGGGAACGGGGCATGAGTTTGCCATCGACTTGCCATCGGTTTGCCATGCGTTTGCCATAGGTTTGCCATGGCATTTGCCATCGGTTTTGCCATTTTTGCCATTTTCGTCAACGGTTTTCCGTTTCCAACGACGGTCCGCGCCCCTCTTGCCCGCTTCGCTCCGCTTCCGGCGCAGAGCGTCCACTTCCTCCCCGTCCGGCTGGTAGTCGCTCCAATCGTGGAACCAATAGCCATCCCGTTCATCGTCACGCTCCCACAATCCGACATCGCACAGTTCGCGCACGGAATCATCGGAGCCACGGAACATCGGCACCATGCGGGCTGGCACGAACCCGCCCGTCAATTGCTGTGCCGACCATGAGCCGGAACGGAGCCACAATGCGGTAGCCCCGTCCGACAGCATCGCGGTCTTCGGGTTCGAGAAGAACGAATCATCCACCTTGAACCACATCGCCCCTGTTCCCCTTCCTTGAATTGCATGAACGGCACATGGTCTGAAGATTCTCCATGGTGTCCTCGCCGCCAAGACTCCACGGAATGATGTGGTCAAGGCTCAGATGATCGGCGGCTCCACATTCGACGCAACGGCAATGGTCACGCTCATACACGGCCTTGCGAAGCTTATTGCTGATCGGCTCCCTTGATCGCGGGTCGAAGCGCCTGAAGCTCTTGATGTGGTAGACGGGTTCGCGCAGACGAATCTTGTCGGTCTTCGTGATGAGTCCTGCATCTATGAGCGCCTGAAGCTCTTCATCTTCACCATCGAGGACATATCGGAAGTCTACGTATGGTATGTCTCCGTAGCTTTTGTTGTCTGAGCACCAAGAGATCATCATCACGTAAATGCCTATGGATGCGGGGTTCTTGTCCATGAGGTTCAGCATCGTTTCGTCCCGATACCAAGAGACTGGAATCTGGAAATAGCCCATCGCTCATTCCTCCCCTCTTGTGATTCCGTTATGTTCCATCCAGATGGCTTCCTGCCGTGGCGTGGTGCATGGCAGGCCGTCGAAGTTGAGGTTCGCCCAACCGCTGCCGACGTGCGGCTTGGCCATGATGTCCAATGCTTCCGCGATCTCCACCAAGTCCGGTGGCGGCGTGAGAAGAATTCCAACATCTTCCATCACATGCTCCCGAATCGCTTGTAGAATTCGCTGTCGGTCATGCCATACAGCGGATCCATGCCAGTCGGCTTGCGCGCGGACAGCTTGAATCCGCAGTACGGGCAGGTCACGTAATATGTGCCGACAACCTCTCCGCAGTGGGCGCATTCCACGTATTTGATCGTCTTACTCATTCGGTTACCGCCTTCCGCTCGGCTTCGAGCATTTCCTTGACCTGTCTGATATATTCCTCATGGAAGCCGGGAATCTCACCGGCATAATTCCATGCGTCATCCTCGTCTTTCGCCGCGTAGCTATCGACGCCATCCCATTCGCAGCTGTTCCAGCAGAGCCGTTTCGCCACGGCCTCAATCTCAACGGCGGTTGGTGGAGCGGAACGTCCAGCCATGTACGCTGTACCGGCAAGCTCCCGAACCGTCTGAAAAGTCAAATCATCATCCATGCCACGCTCGTAAGCGTCGGCCTCGTCAAGCAGGATGCTCAATTAGTCCTCTTTCCGTTCGCCTTGACCATGGCCCAAAGGATTTCACTTGCCGGACGCCTCCGGTATGACAGGTCGTGGTTGGACTGCACATGTCCGAGAATCAGTTTCGAGCCGGTCGAATCCGGTGTCAGGATCGCGTTCACGCGCTCCGGCACCATCTTCTGCCATACGATCTCGTCGCACAGCTCCTTCGTGCAGACCAGATAGTTCTGGTCGCCGTAGAACGTCAGGCCGTTGCCGCTCGTGAAGTCAGCCATGCATGACTTGACCTCGTAGAATCCGAAGCAGCCTTTCTCCACGCTTGCGGGCACCGGCTCGCCGTTGATGTTCCACGGCTCGAAGCCCACGTAGTCCACTCGCCGCTCGTCAGGCGTGTTCCGGTCGAAATTGACCTCACTCGCCCAGAACGCTACCTGATTCCTCAATCGTTTCTCCACCAGTTGTGACAGCATGGCGGTGGTATCAGCCCTGCTCATTCCACATCCTCGCCTTCCAGGAATGGATCATTGGTCTGCATTCGCTCGTATTGCCTTGCCGTCTTGCGTGTGATCCATTCTTCCAACTGCTCGTCGGTGATGCCGTACATTTCCTTGAGCAGGTACAGGCAGATGGTCACGTCGGCCATTTCCTCCGCGAGATTGTCGGTGGTGTCGGGCTTGCCGCGAAGACGCTTGCTGACGGCTTGGATGAGTTCGGAGCATTCCTCCATGCAGACGATGCTTTGTGTCTCCTTGCCGTATTTTTCGATGCTTTCACGCCACACCGCATGCTGCTTATCCTTGTTCATCGGTTTATTGGCCTCACATTCGTGTCTTCGATTTGCTTGGTGGTTTCGGTTTCAGGTTCCTCCCATGGGACTGCTAGCTTCACGTGACTGTCCATGATTGCTATGCGACACGGGCCTTCAGACCACGTAATACATTCGGAACAATCCGCGTATCCGCAAGCAATCCCATAAATCCCGTCACAGCGTTCTTTCCATCCGCTTTTCAGGTAGTATGTTTCGTTCGTATCAAGTTCCACGCGCAGACCCATGTCATGCGGGAGGAGTTCTAGCACACCGCTCATTTCGCGTCCTCGCTTTGATTCGGCACCTCGGACGACATGGTGCCGGAATAGCCGAGCAGGGAACGGCAATGCTCATAGACCAGATACAGGCCGCGAAGTTTTCCATACGTGAGGTCGGTACTGGCGTCCTCAGTGCACTTTATTTCCATCGAAAGCTGATCGCACCATGCCATGATTTCGTTGAGCGTCTTGTCTTTCTGGGTGACGTTGGTAGCCATCATTCCTCCGTGTCCGGGCCGAGCGGCAATCCACTGTTGAGCATCATTGCGAACTCCTGCAATGTGATTAGACACATGGTTTTCTTCCTTCCCAATGGTTCGGGTTTGATTCGCGCGCGCAATGCCGATGGTGAGAGCATGAGCATCGCGTCCATCACTTCGGTGGTGGTGTAGGCGTGCTGTTGTCCGAGCTTGTTCATGGACGTGAGTCCCACGCCTGCCTTCTTCTGGATGACCCACGGGTAGGGCGAGTCCATGTTTCCCGCTTCCTTGACGGCCTCGCGCATATGCTGCGGCGCGTCCATGGTCTGCGTCCATTTCACTTCGATGCACACGGGCTGGCCATGCCAGTACACGTTGCCGATGTCACCGATGTCCTTGTTTCCGTGAAGTCGCAATCGTTGGATGCGCATGTCCCCCAATGCCCACTGCAAGTAGGATTCGACTGCGGTTTCCATGCGCGTGCCGTTGCCCTTCGCGGTCCTGCGACTGCGCTTGCGTTGCTTGCCGCTCATTGATCGGCCTCCTGTTCTTCGGCTTCGATTTCGCATTCGGGGCATGGAATGGGGCGCGCCGGATACAGCGCGCACCCATGTATCGGACATGTGGTTTCCACGTCCGGCGGTTCAATCCATTCGCGCATCAGAAGTCAGGCTCTCCGGCTGGCGCGCCCCACGGATCATCGGCCGGAGCCTGCGACTGCTGTTGTGCCTGCTGCGGCTGCTGCTGATAGCCGCCACCGTTGGCGTTGCCGCCCTGGTATCCGCCTGACTGCATCTTCTGCACCTGAGCCGTCGCATACTTGAGCGATGGGCCGATTTCATCAACCTGCAATTCGATGACCGTGCGGTTGGACCCGTCCTGCGCCTGATAGGAACGCTACTGCAAACGGCCCTGCGCGATCACACGCATGCCCTTCGCAAGGCTCTGCGCGCAATGAGTGGCGAGGTCACGCCAAGCGGAGCAGCGCATGAACAAAGCCTGACCGTCTTCGAACTGGTTCGTATTACGGTTCCAGGAACGCGGCGTGCTGGCGATCGTGAAGCTGGCCACGGATGCGCCGCTGCCAGTGGTACGAATCTCCGGATCGGCGGTCAGATTCCCGACGATCGTGATAACGGTTTCTCCGGCCATCACTCAGCCTCCTTCACGTCGGCTTCTGTATCCTCCGGCATGTCCGCTTCCATGACTTCGGCGGTCACGTCATCGGCTTCGTCGGCGCTATCGTCATCGAGCACAGGTTGGAACACGTCGCCGTAGTCAGGCGTGATGTCATCGGCGGCGACGGCGGTCTGCGCCTGCACGGTCAAAGGCAGGTATGGGGCGGCGCGACGGATGGCGGTCTTCTTGGCCATGGCCTCGTAATCGGTCTTCCACGGGCCGAAATTGCCGCTCTTGCTGCGTGCCCTCGCCTGCTCGATCTCCTGACGGTTAAGGACGAGGAAGTAGTGTCCGCCGTCCTTGAAATGCGCGACCATGTACACGTGGGTCAGTTCGCCGGGGTTGGCGCATGGCACGTGGTGCAGCTCCTCGTTCAGACCGTACGAGTATGAGAATTCGTCTCCCTGGTGTACCGCGCGGGCGCTGATGTCCACGAGCTGGCCGCTACGTCGCGCCAAGTCGATCATGCCACGGTAGCCCATGATGAACGTGGCTTCCATTCCGCCGGATTTCTTGTTGTAGAAGGGAAGCACGTAGGCTCGTCCCAATCCGTCCACGTTGGATGGTTCCAATCCGAGCGCGCTGCAGGTCATGAAGCATGAGAGCACGCTTTGCGGCGAGCATTCCGCGAGTTTCGGTGTCTTGTTGATAGCTGACACGCACATCTGGTAGAGGCGGTCGGGGCTGATGTTGTTGCCGACGACGCTGGCGATGCGCGGCCAGCTTTTCCGCATCAGCATCTGGAGGTTCTTCTTCGGCGTCATTTCGACCATCTGCCGGCCTTGCGCCTGCTGTGCGATCTGTCCCATGATTATTGCTCCTTTTCTTCGGTGGCTTTGAATGCGAATTTGCGGTATGTGGTGGCTTTGACGACGTATTCCTTGCGGGTCGTCGGCTTGTAGGTGGCTTGGAGGTTGCCGCAGCGCACGCCCGTATGCGAGCCGATGCGCAGGATGATCTGCTCCTGCAATTCCTTCTGCTCGTTTTTCAGGTCCTTCGCGCGGTTGGACGTGCTCTCGTATCTTGCGAGCAGGTCGTAGAGGTCATCGTCGTCGCTTTCGTCCACGATGTCCGGCGTCGGCTCGGGGAACGCCTTCTGCACGTCACCGCCGGTCAACTGCGGTGGAGTGCCAGAAGTGACGAAACGCCAGAAATCGGCTGCGGCCTTGTCGATCGCGGCCATATCCTCCACGTCGGCCTTGAACGGAATCTCCACCGGCTCGTCGTCTCCGATGGCCGCGTACACGTAGCCCCACGTCCATCCAGTGACGAGCGCATAGAACTCGACCTGAGCGAGATAGTAAGGTGGAATTCGGAGGTTGCCGTCCTCGTCATGCCAGTCCCCCGCTCGACGGTTGCTCGCCGTTTTGATTTCGAGGATTCCGAAACTTCCGTCCTCCCTTTGCAGGATGCCGTCAAGGGAAGCGCGCAGGTATGGCTTTTCGCGGCTGATGAATTGCTTGTCGGTGCCGTCCGTGACGAGCATTTCCGGATGATTGGCACGGAAACGCTTCCTGAGCTCGTTTTCCAAGGCATTGCCCTTGACGATTGCCCACTTGTCGGAGATGTCCTCCGGTTCCACGCGACCGGTCTTCTCAAGCCACAAATCGTAAGGCGTTTTGAAAGCGTTAAGGCCGAGTATCGTGCTCATGTCAGACCCGCCCACACCAGCCTTACGGCTCTTCAGCCATGCGAGATGACGTTCCGTTTTCTTGCACTGTCGGAACCGTTCGATCGTGTAGCGTTCCGTGTCCTTGAGCGGGATACGTTTCATTCCTTCGCCACCTTCATTTCCTGGATTTCACCGTTAAAAAAATCGATGATGAGATTGCAGATGGCGACCGACGACGTTTTGAGTGCGGTTTTTTCCTCTTCGTTTTCGGCTTTGATGGTGAAAACGCCATCCTTGCTATCGAACTTGAGTCTCATGCCGCCACGTCCTTGCTGTAGTTGGCCTTCAAGTCCATGAGTTCGCCGTTGAGGAGTTTCGTGGCGAATCCGTAGACGACTTTGTCGTTGTTTTGGAACGCGGTTCGTTGCAGAGCGGAGATGGAGTCGTAGATGCCGGTCAATGCGTTGGAGATGATGGCGCGTGGGTCGGCTGTGGCTTGTGGCTTGACGTTGATGGTTCCGGTGGTGACGTCGTTTGCCGTGATTTTCGATTCGGTGACGTCGTTTGCCGTGATTTTCGATGTGGTGGTCATGGTTTCTTTCTTCTTTCCGCTTGTGGTGGTTTTGCGTGGTGAATGCTTGTCGAAGGCCGGCAATAGTCCTTCCTTGCGGAGTTGGCTGAGAATGTTGCCGACGGTTTTCTGGCTCATGCCGAGCGCTTCGGCGGTTTCCTTGCCGTCGAACGGCTGGCCTTGGTCGATGCGGTTTTTGCAGTGCGCGAGGATGCAGTCTCGTTTCGACGGTTCTTCCGGTTTCTCCGGTAGGCCCTGCGTGAGGAGTCCGGCCTTTCGCAACGCCCGCATTTCCGTGATGTCGAGTCCCGCTTCGACTGACTCGTCGTAGATTTTTCTCAGTTCGGCGAGTTCCTCGAACGTGTATTCGTGTTTCAACGTTTTCCTTTCCTGAGTCTTTCAATCAATCGCCTGTTTTTGCAGATGAACTTGTCCACGTCGATTCCCTGCTGCGTGAGGGTCGATTTCCCGTCACCGAAGCGTGCTTTACCGTCGCTTGTGACGTTTGGATGGCTTTTGCACTGTGTCGCCGGAACGAACATTCCGTTTTTCATCTCGCCACCGTCCTCGTGTACTGGTGTGCTGTAGCCCAACGCTCGGCCACGTCACGCTCGTAAAGCACCGGGCGCCTGTCCTGCTTGCCAGCTGGTGGTTCAGGGCCAAGCTTCAGATACTTCGGCCCCCTGCCATTGCTCCGCCAGTTGGCGAGGGTGCGTGGACTCTTGCTGAGCATGGCGGCAAGGTCGGCTGGCGTGAGCAGATCGTCACTCATGGCCGTGTGGGCAGTAGCGGTTGATGAAGTATGTTTGGCCTTTGCCGGTGACCTTCGCGGTGCGGTTGATGGTCACGTGGCCGTCCGAATGGGTGATGGCGGTTTCCTTGATTCGGAACAGTCCCAAGTCCATGGCCTTCTGTGTTGGCACGTTGCGGTTCGAGCCGGTCTTACCGAGGTAGCCATCCTGTCGAAGGATCTCGAACAGGCGGTTCTGGCCGATGTCCAAACCGTTCTGGCGTAGCATTTTCGCGAGTTCTCCGATGAGGCACGTGCCGTCGCTTGCGGCAACGGCGTCCGCGAACCGCGCTTTCGGCTCCAACGCCTTGATATGCTCGTCCTTGGCTTGAATCTGCTGGTTCTTGCGTTCAATGGTCTTCTGCGCGACGAGCACGGCACGGGCCATGATGTCCTCGTCCGAATCAGTATCGGAAACGCGGATTGCGCCACCCTCGTTGAAGTACTTGTCGAGGGCTTCTGCGGCTTCCTTCTGGTAGACGGTCACGTTATGGCGTGCCTGTTCGTCGTTGAGTCGGTTCGTGTCGATGGTGGCGAGCCACATGGTCAACGTCTTACGGCTGATTGCCACCATGTCACGTTGTTTGCCGTCTGCGCCAACTGTTCGTATCATACGAACGGTTGCCCATGACGTTCTCTTGAGCCGTTCCCACTGTCCGTTGTATGCGATGCCGATGTCCTCGCAGATCGGCTTCAATGCCGCGTAGATTTCACCGTCATCGAACCTTTGCGCGATCATCATGCTCCCATTGAACGGGACTTCAACAATATCGTCGTTCATTTGGTTGCCTCCGCGTAGAGAATGTCGATCATGTCGGTGGTGTTGTATTTGGCTTGGAGTTCTTTGGAGCCTCTGCGCATGGCTTTCACCAAATCTTTTGGAACGATCGTCGTTCCTGTGGTTCCGTTTTCCATATTTTTGGGGATGAGGGCGGTGAACATGTCATCTGGCAGTTTTGTGAGGAGGCTTAGCGTTTTAGTAGACATGCCTAACTCTCCTCGCAGATTGTGCAAGTAGCCGTTGTCGGTGAGGTATTTGAGCTTCTGCTGTTTGGTTTCGTTCATTTTGGATTCTCCTAGTATTCGACTGCTTCGATGCGGGTGATGAAGAAGTGGATGCCGGGGGCGCATTCGTTCCACCGGTTGGTGTCGAAGTCTTCGACGTGGATGGTTTCGCCTTTTTTGTAGGTGAAGTCTGTGTCGTGTCCGCTGTATGCCGTGGTGTCTGGTGGAATGCTGTTGCCTCCATTTCCTTGAGGATTCGATTGCATTCGCGGCGGACGCGTTGCACTTCGGTTTTGCTTAGGGTGACGTCGAAGTTGCCGGTCGAGGTGCGGAAGCTCATTCGCGCCATCGTCACCCCGTTTCTGGCGAATGTCTTGATCTCGAATCCACCGTCGTCCATCCAGCTCATCTTGTGTTTCCCACCTTGCGGTTGAGCTGGTAGGCGATGCCTTCGATTTCCGCTGGCGTGAAGTCCGCGAGGGTGACGTCTTGGATGCCGTCCACGAGACTGGCGCTGCCATCCTCATGGAAGCGGATATAAAATCCGCTTGATGCGAGCAGCAGGCTTCCGGTTTCGTGGAGTGTCGGCGGTTTTGGCGGGTTCAACAGTTGCTGGCTCATGTTCGGTTTCCTTATGCTTTGAATTGCTTGATGCCGTCTATCGGCTGGAGGAGCAGCATCATCAGCTGGTAGAGGCTCATGCCGAGCATCGTCGCCGTCTTTTCGAGTTGATCGGTATCGAATGCTCCCTTGCCTCGCAATCGTTCGCTGACGGTTTTCTCGCTCATGCCGAGTTCCTTGGCGAGCGCGGCCTGTGTCTTGCGATGCCGTGCGAGCTCGCCTCTGAGATTCCTTGCGATGGTTTCCGTCTCACTCATCTGTCTTGCCACTCCTTTCTTTGTTCATTGCCTTGCGGCAATTCTTAAATTACCGACTTCAGTAATAATATGATTACCAAAGTCGGTAATCTTTACATCTTCTACCCATATGCGTAATATGGGCATATGGCATATAAAGCAAAAAATGAAGTCACCGAAGACAGCCGTAAAATCATCAACGTTTGCAGGAATCTGCTCTCAGACAGCGGCATGAGTATCAAAGAGTTCCTGTACTCCAGCGGATTAGGGAACAACTATTGGTATATGCGCATGCGCTATGAGGCGCCGTTGAATACGTCCGACGTGGAGCACATCGCCTCCACATTCGGGCTCACCAGCCTCGACATCTACACGCGAGCACTCGGCAGCGACACCGACCGCGCCTATGAGGCCCGCGAGCGCGAGTCTCAGATCACGGATGATCTCATCGACCGTATCGCCGCGCACCCCGAGGACTATGACGTGGCCGCCAACAGGGATCCGAACGCACGCTTCGAAGCCGAGACGCCCGACGAGTGAGAGGAGTGAATAATGGGTTTCAGGGTCAATCGCAGGATCAGCCTGGGCAAGAACGTCCGGGTGAATATCGGTAAAAGAGGTGTCAGCACGTCTGTGAAGATGGGACCGGTCACAGTCAATTCGAGGGGACGTAAGACCGTCCATGTGGCAAAGGGCGTCTCATATACCATCAATCCGAAGACGAAAAGAAACACCGCTCCGCGGCGGAGATCAACTGTCGGAAGCAAGCAACAGGCGAGTTATACTCCCTCATCTGCAGGCAGCACGCCACATCAGCCTCGCCCAAAGACTTTGAAGCAGCTCGAATTCCAGTACAAGGCATATAACGTCCTTCTCTGGGTGATGTACGCGCTGACCGCGTTCACCATCCTCATGTGCCTCTTCGGACCAGACATGCTCGTCTTCGCCATCCCATGCACGCTGATGTCAATAGGCTTCACCAAGCTCAAGGCGACGCTCAGGAAACAGCTAGAAGAGAGAAGATCCGACGATGCGTCGCCGGTTGCTGCAGATGCTGATGGAATCACGACAGACGAGTCGAGTTCCAAGAATACGGCGAACGAGAGGAACATCTGACATGTTGAGAAAGAATAGGAAACCGAGGTTCACTCTTTCGCAGGAGCTGGCCGCGTAGGAAATGGGGACAGTGAGAGCAATCGGCATCGAATGCCTGCATGCACAGGCCAGAGAGATGGGGCTGGCCGTCGAATCGACGGACCTCCCACGCGACATATGCGGCCTGTACGACGACCGGCACAGGCTCATCCTGCTGGCCGACTGGCTCAACCAGCGCCAACGCCGCTGCACATTGTGCCACGAGCTCATCCATGCCAGACACCACGACCCCGGCTGCGGTACACGATACGGAATCAAATGCGAGCGCCGTTGCCGCAGGGAGACCGCGCTGACATTGATCAGTCCCGTGGACTATGGAATGGTGGAGCAGGTGTACGAGGGCAATACGTGGATGATGGCCGTGGAACTGGAGGTGACCCAGCAGGTGCTCGGAGACTTCCGACTGGCAATGTCTGAGCGGGTCTGCATCATTTAAGCGATAGAACCAAGAGGAAGGGAGAATAACTATGGAATTTGAAGAGAGCCTTAATCAGGTTGCGGCAAAGGTACGTGACCTAAAGGATGGAATCGAGACCGAAGAAGCTACAAAGAACGCGTTCATCATGCCGTTCATCGGTCAAGTACTCGGTTATGACGTGTTCAACCCGACCGAAGTCGTGCCGGAATTCACCGCCGACGTTGGGGTCAAAAAAGGCGAAAAGGTCGATTACGCGCTCGTGCATGACGGTCAAGTGCAGATTCTTATCGAATGCAAGAAGATCGGCGTACCGCTCAGCTTGGAGAACGCAAGCCAGCTGTACCGGTATTTCGCGGTGACGAACGCGCGCATCGGCGTTCTGACCAACGGCCAGGTATGGAATTTCTACATGGACATCGATGAGCCGAACCGCATGGACTCGAAGCCGTTCCTGGTGCTGGATCTATTGGATATCGACCCGACGATCATCCCGGCGTTGCAGAAGCTGACCAAGCCGGCGTTCGACCTTGATTCCATCGCCAGCAGTGCCGAAGAGCTCAAATACGTGGGTGCACTCAAGAGGGCCGTCGGCGACGAGTTCAAAGAGCCGTCGGACGAGTTCGTAAAGCTGCTCGCCTCGCACGTGTACGAAGGCGCGTTCTATGCGTCGGTCATGGAGAAGTTCAGGCCATTGGTGGCGAAGGCGCTGAAGCAGTATCTGTCAGATCAGGTCAACGATCGACTCAAGACGGCACTCGGCGCGGATGATATCAAGATCGACACAATCGAGCCAGACGCAAACGAGGAAACAAACGACGAAGACGAATCCAATGGCAACGACGACGATGGAATCGTCACCACCGAGGAGGAAATCGCCGGTTACCGAATCATCAAAGCCATCGCATGCAGTGATGTGGATCCGGAACGTGTAACGATGAGAGATGCAAAGAAATACTGCGCAATATTCCTCGACGATAACAACCGTAAGCCAATTGTTCGTCTTTATTTCAACACTAAGCAGAAATATCTCGGTGTTTTCGACGAAAACAAGAACTGCGAGCGCATGCCTATCGATACGCTTAATGGTATCTATGCCTACTCTGAGCAGATTCGCGAAGAGGTGCGCCGCCTTCTATAACAGCATCATTGAAAACGGTTCGAGTCCCGATGTGCAGCTCAATGAATGTCGGGACTCTGCCTTAAAAGCCGTGCGCATTGGTGACGTGCAGACTCGAATCATCGCATAGCGTCGTCAATGTTCTTTGCCCCACATTTGTGGGGCTTTTCTTATATGCGCCTAGATTGCTTTATAAGTCTTTATAAAGACTTATATCTGCTTCAGGTGCTCGAATACCTGTGCCGTCTGTGCCGCGTCGTCGGCGGCCCTATGCCGCTCCGTCTTGGCGATGCCGAAATAGCGGATGAGGTCTACCACGCGATGATGGTCGAGCTGCGGCAGCAATGCCTGGGATAATTCCATCGTGTCATAAAAGTTCACGTCCGGCATTCCGGCACCGACCCTCTGCGCTTCCCTCGCGATCACTGGAATGTCGAAGCGCCGGATATTGTGGCCGATCCAAGTGTCACGCCCACAGAAAGCGTAAAATCTGGGCAATGCCTTGTCGATGGTGGGCTGGTGCCGCACGTCCCGATCGGTGATGCCGGTTATCTGCGTGACCTTGGCCGGTATCGGAATCTGGGGATTGACGAGCTGACTGAATGACGCGACCTTGCGTCCGTGCCTGATTCTCACGGCTCCCAATTCGATGATTCGAGCGCTCCTGCCCAATCCCGTGGTCTCGATGTCGATGGCCACATAATCGTCGTAATCGGCTTCCGCGACGTCTCCACGCTCCGTGTCGGCCGTCTCTGCCGTCTGCGTTGCCGTGGCGTCCGATGGGGCTTCCTGAGACGATTCAGACGTATTGGCGCCGCCCTTGAATTTGCCGAAAAGGTAGATGGCCGCAACGATGAATATTAAAGCGACGACGATTCTCGTGCCTATGCTCGTATCGCCCATGTCCCCGAAAAGTCCTGTCCATGCGGCGCATATGCAGACGATGGCCCAGAAAAGATACCTGATTTTCATTGCCTTCCCTTCCTTCACTCTGCTTCAAGCTACCACAGATGGGGGAATTGGAACGCGCCAATTCTTCCTTCCTTCGGCGCATTGCGCCTTATAAGAAGAATGTTAAAACTTGTAGAGTCTTATATATGTGCAATTGCGATTGCACCAAACGTCTCTATTTTCTCTTTTGCAATTTTACCCGCTGTGCAATTTGACTTTTACTTTCGAGTGCAATTACAATGCAGTCATAAACGAAAAAGCCCCGACGCTGACCAGAGCAAATCGGGGCGACGGAAAACCGGCTAGATTCTCCATGCACCATTCTAAGGCAAAGCATGGAGGGAAAGACATGGAAGACATGGGATACCAGAACACGCAAGCCCTTTACGACCTAAACCGCACCGGACGCCTCGCCAAGAAGCGCGGAGACAACCTGACCTGCTATACCACTGCGCAACTCGCAATCTCCTTCATGTGCTCCATGACCTACGACTGGGACCGCGAACGCAACCAGCCGCCTGAGAAGCTGCGCAAGGTCAACGCGCCATGCCGCTACTACACGCTCGGCTGGCGCGCAATAGCCGACGCATTCGGAATGATTCTGCTCACGCCGGAGCAGTCCATGGGCGAGAATGCCGATAAGGAGATGAAGAAGCGCGAGAACACAGTCAAGACGAACATCAGCAACGCTTGGCTGTTCCTTCAGGAGCGTGGCGTGATCAAGAAGCTGGAACCCGCTTCGCTCGGCAAGAACGCCGGCTTCCTGCTGCTGCTTGGCAACGACGAGGAGAATCTGGCGGTGGAACGGTGGGCACGCCAATGCCTCGGACTGCCGATGATCTGGTGAGCCACACCAATCCGTGCCCACATTTTGCCCACGTCCTTGCGGTAATTGCAGTGATTTGGAGTGATTTGAAGTGAATTGCGAACCATGCGGGAACCGTTGGAAAAACAAGAAAACCCGGCATTCAAGCCGAGTTTCCGAAAGTGCCGCCAGCGGGAATCGAACCCGCAATCGTTCAACGGTCAACCCCCACCGATT